ACCTATTGGGGGACGCACTTGGTTGCCAGTCATTTGACCGACTCCCAAACCGAATGTCAAGTCATTGAGCAAATATCTGGGCGAACGCGTCCTCAACCAGTTTTGAATTGTCGGCCATAAGCGGCGAGATCTCTACATGAGTCCAGTCCGCACCAGGTGTGCCTCCGTTGCGTGAGATCGTCCATTTGAGCCAGTTGTCGCGTGAGCATCGGTAGCCCGCGCCCCACTTGTCAGTCGGGAACGGTACGCCTGTGCCGTCGTATGAATGAATCTCTTCAATGCCTAAAAGGTCGCGATGCTGAAACAAGAATTCGACTAGCGCCTTGCGTTGCGGTTTGGTGCCTTTGAGGTCGGTTGCTCGCCACGTCGCGTGGACGGACAGCTGCGGTCCCGATCGCATCGGACGGTTGGCGTAAATGCCAATGTTCTTCACACCAAACAAATACTCGCAAAACTCAACGAATCGTTTTGTGCCGGCGCGAGGTGTGGGATTGTTGCCGTCGGTGTTTCCTGTGTACGGTCTACTGGTCATCGTCTTTACCTTTTTCATGTTTGTCTCGAAGCCCGTTGCTCGCGAGGACGCCGCCCAAAAGTCCCAAAAGCGCCATGAATGCTGGGTTTAGGATGCTAAGGAACTCTTGGTCTGTGGGTGATGGTTCGAGCGGTTGTACGACAAATAGCACGCCGTACAAAATTCCTAGCATGGAGATGCCAAAAACAAATGACAAAGTTATGCCTACGACAAAGATGAGTCGGGCTTTAATTTCGGAGTTGCTAAGTTTTCTCATGGTGTGGTTGCTCCTATTGAGGTGTCACATCTGGGCGCTTCGGGTTTAGTTTCGCAGGTGTGTCGAGTGCGGTCAGAGCATCCAGTGACGACAAACATTAGGACGATGGCGAGTCCTGCGACGACGGCAAGAGTTTTCATGGCTCGTTTGGCCCTTTCGGCGTTTCAAATGTTTTCAAATATTCGGCGTATTCTTCGTCTGTCATTTCGCGTACTTCGTCGTCAATTTGGATGAGTGGGTTTGTCATGTCTATTTCCTGTATCCGTAAACGCGGACTGTTCCGCCAGTAAAAGTGTTTAGTGCTACACCCGGCAACAAAGTAAAAGCGGTGTAGGAAGTTGTGTCTAACAGAACATTGCTTGAATATCCTGCTGCGTCATCAGGACACCAGTTTGAGATCATTCGTGTTCTTTCAGTCATAAACGGCGACAGCAAAGTGATATCAACAAAATTGCTTGTGGTGTTGGTTGCCCCTGCCCATTCCCATTGAGGTTGAGTATTGTTCTGCGTTGCTCCTGTTGCTGTTGCCACTGCAAAAGTGTTGTAAAGAAGTGACGAATAATAGCCAGTTGTTGTAGCACCCATTTTCATTCGAATGTTCATGCCTGTTGAAGCGTTGCCACCTGTGTAGGTAATCTTGTAGTTTTCAAAGTCAGTTGAAAAAGCACCTGTCACAACAATTTCAGACACGCCAGTACCAACTGCTTGTGATTTGACAAGCCACAAACCCACTGCGTTCATATCTGAAGCGTTGAGAATATCGCCAGAGTTAAAGGTCGGATAAGTCATATTTTCTCCTTTACCAGCCGAGACGACTGGTATCCAAAATACCTAAAGTAGTGCTGTTAAGCGTAAAAAACTGGTAATACGTCAACGGCGACAAAAACAAAGTAAACACGGCTTGCTCAGGCGTAACCGACAACTGGTGACCCTCAATAACAACAGGAATCGTTGTCGATGAACCGCCCGGCAACGTGTACGACAAATTGATCAAACGATTAGCAGTGCCCCAAGTCAGAGTAAGAAAACTATTCAAAGCCGTCGTGTTTTGTGCAACATCCGAAAACGACACTTCAAACCGTAAAGCAGACGGGTCAGAAAAGTTATTGACAACCCAATCAGCGTTACCGACCGCTTGCGTAGCGTTGTAGTCAACAGTTTGCGAACTATAAAACGCTGTGCCGTATGTAGTAACCGAACCGCTATTTAAAGCCGTTTGGTCTGCAACACCAGTAGACGAAATAGTTGCTTGATTGATGAACTGTGTACCGTTTTGGATTCGACTGAACTGTTGGTACGCAATCGTTGTTGTTGATGTTGTGCGAGCAAGAGAAACGGCAGGAATCGGAAAAGTGTTTACAAGATCACGGCCCACAAAATACAATTCTGTGCCTCGCATAACGTAATAGCCTCGTTCTGTTGTTTGTAACAGATTGAGATAATTACCGATTGTGCCTGTGTAAGTGATCGCTGAAGCAGTTGATGAACCGGGGCTGGCAACGTTGATACTCATCGCAGGTGGTAACGGGCCGGGTGAATCGAATGTCCCTGCTTGTGTTCCTGTCTTGGCCTCCGAAACTGGAAAACCGTTTACTTGTTGACGACCTGCACGAGACATAAAGTCGGCAGCAGTGATAGTGGCAGTGTTAATCCCCTGACCGCCTGGCGCGTCCTCGTATGTTATTTCTTGCACCCAGCAAATCAGGTTGTATTCAGTACCTAAACTGGTGTTAGTTATTTGAACTTCCGAACCGTACGGGATACCAGCTGCGTAATTGTTGGCGTTGTTAATTGTAAAAGTAATTTGTCCGCCTGAGTAAGTGTCCAGATACTTTTCACGGCCATTGTTGACTTGAACAGAAAACACTTTGTCTGTGATATCGGTTCGACTTCCGCCAAGTGGTGTTACGAATATTCCGAAATTAATTCTTGGCATTACATCGTCCTAGTGTTTACAGGTACTGGGCCTGACTGGCGTACATATTGCTGTAATGCTCTGACAATGCTGTTGGGGTCGCCGCCGTTCACATTGACAGTAATATTGGCACCGCCACCAATGCCCATGCCACCGAGACGGTCTAGCGGGATGATTGCTTCCGGTCCTTTTTCGCCAATCATTGCGATTGTTGGACCCGTCGTAATGCCCCCCTCAGCTAGTCGAGGCAACTTAACTTCTGGGATACTTCCGAAGTTCACCCACGGCCCAGCTGCTTTGTCAATTCCGTCAAGGATTGTATTTAGTCCCTTGATGGCAAAGTTTAAGCCCTTTTCCATTGCTGAAATGACTGCGTTGATTACACCTTTGAACGCTCCGCCGATGCCATCAAAGATTGCCTTGCCAAGATTGGCTAGTTCAGCGAACCCTGTTTTGACTGCACCGAACACGAACTGGACGACGCCCCACCAAGCCATGAATCCAGCCTTGAGGCCATCAATGGCTTTACCGAAGATGTTGAACTTAACTTGTAGCGCAACCAGTGCCGCAATAATTGCAATAATGACAGCAGCTATCAAGAAGATCGGGTTCGCCAACAAGATCGCATTAAACGCAGCTTGAATTGCAGCGAATGCTTTTGTCGTTGCAGCCCATGCTGTCGTCGCAGCATTCACAGCGACAATTGCAATAGCGAGACCGCCAATGACACCACCCAAAACGACTACCAGAGTTGTGTTGTTTTTGACGAAGTCTGCAAGTTTCAGCAATGACGGTAAGAGTTTGTCGGCGAGTGGTGCGACAGCTGCGCCGATTGACTCCTTAAACTCGCCCATCTGAATTGACAAGTTCTTCATCTGACCAGATGTTGTGTTTGCAGCAGTCGAGGCTTGATTCTTAAATGTTGCACCCAAACGACCAAACACTTCGTCGGCGTCAGCGCCCTCCTCAATCAACGAAGCCAGTGCTGGATCTAATTTCTTGAGAGCCGTAAAGTTGCCGTTGTAAGCCTTAGACAACGCGTCAGAAACTGCGCCGAGATCTTTCCCAGTGCCCGCGGATACGTCGAGGGCAAGAGTGAGCAGGTCTTGGGCCTGAGCAACATCGCCAGTGCCACGCACCAGTTTGTCAAGTGCCGGGCGAAGTTCATCGTCGGCGACAGCGGCCGCCATTGAAGTCTTGGTAATAAACTTTTCAACCGAGGCGATTTGGTCGTCGGTTGCGTAAGTGACGTTCTTTAGAGTTGTGCCAAGTTTTTGAGCTGCAGCGTCATCTTCGGCAAACGCTTTGACAGCATCAAAAGCGACAGCGCCAAGAGCTGCGATAGCGAGCCCTGCAGGGACCGCCGCTTTCTTAATTGCAAACGCTGCTTTCTGTCCGTTGGTCTCAAGTTTCTTAAAGTCGGCAATCGCTTTATCTATGCCCTTGGGATTCCACTCAGAAATGATTGGGAGATTGATAGCCATCAGTTGAACTCTCTTTGTGCATCAACCATGAACTGGTCAATGATCGGCTTCAAAGCCCGTTCAGTTTCGGCAACCATCTGATCTATGTCTTTCCACATATAGCGCGACGGTTCACCCTGAAGAGCTGACGCAAAATTAGGTCGGCGATACTTTGACTCTCGGCGCGACTTAGTGCCACCAGCACGACCAGCCATGTCCGTGATCGCTACAGGAGCGCCCTTAGTGACCACACGAACCACTGCGATCTGTTCAGCACCAGCAGTCGCCGAACCCTTGCGAGGCTTGCGAGTGTTTAACGAGATCTGCACCTTTTTGACATTGCCCCACCCGGTGCGACCGTTGTGATTCATACCGCTTAACGGTGGTGTCGTTGGGATTCGACTGTTGATCAGATCCACCAAAGGCTGAGCCGCGACCTTTGTGTCTTTAAGCAGAGTGCGACGAATAGCAGGATTGATTTTCTGCATTTTCTTTAATGCGTCTTGCAGACCGTAAGTATCAAGTCTCAGATCTGCTGGCATCAGGTTTTCTTTCTCTGCTCGTTGATGATCTGCACACAGGTTGCCAGATCGTCTGTCTCAAATGTTATTTGTGGAGGCCAGAATCCTGTCTCAACTAGCAGAGCTGCTAGCTGACGTCGGTGGCCTCCTGCGTAGGGACTGCGGATTCAGTCTCCACAACTTCTAGATCCTCTAACTTCTTGACGAACTCATCAAATGAGACTGGGACCGGGTCT